ACCGAGGTAAAACCCCAATCGCCATCAGCGTCAAATCCGTCTAAAAAATCGAAATCTGCCATACTAGTATTTATACTTTCTTACCTGCTTTCTTTGCTCTATGTGTCTTTATTACCTTGTCAATTTGTGTGTCTTTTACTGACTTTTTACCATATTGTGCTGCTAGATTACTCGCTGGGTGTGCCTCGGATACTTTTGATAACACCTCTTTCCAACCACTATCAGTTTTACTATCTATATTACCTACACTTGATACTATATTTAATTGTGTAGGCATTAATAACTTAATATGTTTCTTTTTTATAAACTCTTCCATTTCAGAAATAGACATATATTCAGTCCACTTCTTATCTGTTTTTGTATTGTGAAAATTATATGTTGGCATTTGCTAATCCTTCTGAATACCATGTAGGTATGGTTGTCTTCCAAGTAGCAAATCTATTCTTTTTCATTATATAATATTTACGATAACTAGCAACACTATCACCTGGCACTTTACATTCATCAGGCATTGCTGGTGTAGCGTCTGTACCTTGCACATTGATAGGTGCATTTAGAGGTGGTGTAGATAATACATCACCTAATTTTTGTACACACATATGATCTTTTGTGTGATTGTATCTTAATTTATATTCTTCGTTTAGTGCCATCATATGTTTATATAACCATATGTAATTATAAGCAGATTTCATAACCCATTGTGTACTAGGGTGTCCTAACCAACCTGCTTTGTATATCGTTTGTTCTAAATTAGAATTATCTAATCGCCATCTTTTAATTTTTCTACCGTTCTTTGTGAGGTCTGTATATTCTGTGCCATCTAATACTCTCTTGACGGTACATAACATCTGAGCAGATTCTAATATCATCTTGACCACATGCTTATCACAACTCATCTGAGCAGCAACAACAGGATCTTTATCTAGGTAAAATATATTCATCTATTCTTTGCCCATTCTTTAACGCCTTTTCTCCATCTTTTATAATTCTTATCCATCTTTGCCTCACCTGTTAGACATCTTCTCATTTTATTTAATACTGATATCTTAAAATCTATTATTTGTATTAAGTAATTTATCATAGTGTACCTTGTAATGAATTTAAAATTATTGCTAAAAGAGATATGAAACCACCTACAGCAATAATTCCTAAAACTATCTTTTTTACTTGTTTCATAATTTAATTATAACACATCTAGTCAGGATTGTCAACCCTATACATTGTATATTTTAGTGTCAATTCTTCGCCTTTTTTAATGTCTTTTGTTGTGGTTACAGTCCATTTATCCCAATAAGGTTCTATTCTAATCTGTTTTCTAATCATATTAGGTTCTTCGCTATGATTTATAAAACCACCTAATGGCGTTCTAATCACATCATCACCTCTCCTGTAATGACTAACACCTAAATCTGTTCCTTCAGAAATATTATATTTAGCAATTAGACCTTGACCGTGTATCTTACTATCACCTATATATAAACTATCTGGCAATGGTTGATATGTTTTCTTCGTTAAACTGTCAATCATTTTATGATATTCTTCTATGTCCTTATCGTCCATCATTCATTAGTGTATCACTTTCCTCATAACATAGTCTAGCATTTTATACTCTCTTGCTAAATCTATTAGTTTATGATACCATAATGCTTTGAAGTCATCACTTTGAGAATTAGCACAAGCCTTAGCGAGATTATCTATTCTCTTATACTTCTTTTTTATTTCTTCAAGTGTCATTATTTCTCCTCCTCTAGTTTTCTTATTCTTAATATCATTCTTGCCACTCTCTTATCATAATCTATCGTTGTAGAAAACTTATCAAGTGTCTTGATTAATTTCATTGAGTCATTTGTAGTTTCTCTTAATTCTCTAAACTCCTCATATGCTGAGTGATTGTTTAATAACTCAATATAATATTTTACACTATCACATTTACTAGCAAATACTTTCACACCCCAACCAGGCCATTTCTCAACGCCTTGAGGTAATAAATGGGCAACATCTTTTTTCCATGTTCTAATACCAAATAGATTATTACCTTCTGTTGCAAATCTACTTGTACCCCAACCAGACTCTAACGCTGCCTGACCTATAATCATTTCATAAGGCACTCTTAAATGTTTAGGCGTAGTAAAGTTTATATAGTTAATGCACTTATGCATTGCCCTAATAAATTGAACATCATTATTAAATGTAAATTCAGGTTCTTGTAAACCCATTTCGATAATTTGATTTACATAATACTCATCAAGTTCAGTATTCACTTTTGCCTTTGCTGTATTGTTAGGATTAAATGTACCCCAACTATAAGCAATCAAACCAAATATACATAAAAAAAGAATAATTTTACTATAAAACCAGGTTTTATCTAACCATCTTTGCATTTGTTGTTTACTAGGCAACTTTACCTGCCTTGATAACACTTCTGATATCTTTTAAAGTTTTACTTTTATCTATGGTAAGCACATACCATTTGAATCTAACCATATGTTGATTCGAAGGACCTACTAGATCAATATCATATTCTCTTTGAAAAGTTAATAGACCTTTTAGATATAGTTTTACAATATCATCAAATCCTTTTTCAGTATCGTCTTTTTTTATTGTAGGTGTCTTAAATTGACCTTTACTTTTTACAAGTTCTTTTAGTAGGTTTTTTTGTTTTGCATTTAGTTTCATAATATATTTATTGTCCTTTATTTAGTTCTTCTAATTGTTTTTCTATGTCTGTTAATTCTCTTGGTTTCTCTTGTGATCTACTAGCGATCATATAGGCAATAAAGAAACCTACAAAGGTAACTGTACAGCCTATTAGAAAGAATATAAATCCGTGTGTCAAATCAAACATATTATTTTAAGTATAATGGACCAGTCCATTGTATCATATAATTACCAGTAAGTACATTACCTCTGGCAGAATTTAAAGCAGGTGCATTGTAACCAGCAGGTTTCAATATATCACCTTTTTTAAAATGTTTAAAGTCTTCTTTTACAATAAAACAAAACACGCCGTTTTCTTGTACAACTTTAATATATTTCTTACCATGAGAAACTTTAGTATTAGAATCCCATTTATCAGTTTGTTCTAAACTATAACCAGTAAGTTCTTTTTTACCATAACTAGTTGACATTGCAACATAGTCAGCTTTTGCACCAGACATTAAGAATTTTATTCCCTCGTCAAGTGTTTCACATTTTTGCGATACTTTAATCATAATGTTTTATCCTTTTTGTTATCATTTATTCATATAATATAGGACATTTTGAGCCAAAAGTCAAGCATATAATTAATAAAAAAACCCTTATAAATCAACACTTATTGAGATACAAGGGTTTCTAAATGAGAACAAAACGAGAACAAAGATTAGTTTTTCATAAAATTATCGTTCCAGTTAAATGCTTCTTTAACTAGATTCGCTGTAAAACCTTTGTACTGATTGTTTACTTTTTTATTCACAACTGCGATTAAGAATTCTGCTTCTTCGGCAGATAGACCCTCTAGCATTTGAACAAAGGTTGTTTCCCTTTTGTTTTGTGATATAGTATTATCACCACCTTTTGTAAAAAGATATAGTCTTTTTGCTTCTTGACTCAATATGGTATGCTCTGTACCTATTGGGGCGTCATTAGGTGTATATGGCACATCACCTTTCGGTAGTAACCATTCTATATTAGGATCAAATGCACCTTTTAAAACCTGTCTTAAAGGTATTGAATCGTGATCCTGTAATACTTTTAATTTTCTAGGTTTGTCTTTTGCATTATTTACTTTTGTAGCGATCTCACTCATTAAAGGTGGCACTGCTCTACCTGCGTCTTGTAGCGCCTGCATACCTCTTTTACTTGCTAATGCTGGGTGTGATGTTCTGGCAGGTTGTTGCACCTGTTCAGTTTGTTGTTCTTGTGTTTGTTGTTTTACCTGATCGGGGTTTGCAACCGTACCATCAGGATTTCTTCTGATTATAACCATTATTTTATCTCCTTAACAGTTCTTTCGAGTCTAAAATTCATCTATCGACTCGATTAAAGTTTTAAGTTTTTTGTTTATAAAGTAACCTAGTATTTTATCTCTAGTTGCCACTTCAAAATTATCAAACTCACGATTTATCTTGTCTTCTAATTCTTTAGGAACACAATTTAAATCTATTAATGTTTTATTTCTATTATAGTTCTTTTGTTCTTCTTCACTAAAGGTAGGTACGATCTCATTGCACCATGCCTCTATCTTCTTTTTACTCAAAGGTCTTTGTCTTCTACCTTCGATAAAAACATTGTCGTCTGATAGAACATTGGGTATGCCATCGCTTCTATCACCTTTTAGTATATGCTCTCTAATATATAGACTTGGATTTTCACCTTGTCCTACAAATTTATTAAGCACAGGATTATACTGTTTTATTCTATCATTATGTAATTGTATAAAGTCTTTATCACCTGACAGTATAAGCACCTTCTCATTAGTTCTTCTGCATAGGACAGCAATAATATCATCTGCCTCTACTGATTCTACCTCTATGACCTTGTAAGGTAAGAATTCTTTAATTTCATTTTTAACTTTAGACAATATATCAAATATCATTGTCCAATCGTGTTCAGACTTCTCTCTATTTTCTTTTCTGCCTGCCTTGTAGTTAGGAAATGCCTGTCTTCGCCATACATTACCACTATCACAAGCGATCACCATCTGTCCGTATTCTTTTCTAAACTTCTTGTTGTGACCTCTTAAACTATTTAGTACCATGTGACGGACTAGGTCCTCACTTAACTCTAGGTTATCTCTATGAATCGTAACCATTAGGTTAGAAATCATTATCTGGTTTATATCAACAATAATCATACTATATTATAACACATTTGATGCTATTTGTCAACCTTTGGTTTTGTCACGAAAACCTTGTTATAATTCATATCCGTAACCTGTTTGCCATTTGGCAATGTAGATATCTTGGCAATTGCGTCTGTTATGGTTTGCAATGGATGTTTTTTCTTAAAATCTCTTTTAAGCAAACTCTTAATACTCTCTATCACAACTGCTAAATCTCTCAAAAAAGATTCGTTCTTCATCACAACAGCGTTCTCTTGTAGAACATGAATGAAATCTAGGGTAAACTCCTCGACTAATTGTTCAATGAATATACTTTCTGATATCTCTTTTGCTTTTTCTTTACTCTGTTGTGTCGCTAAATCAGTTTTAGGTTTTCTTACTTTATGTAAGGGAAACTTTATGACTTTACCCACTATTTTCTTTTTCGTTTTTCCAGTTCTCGGTGTATCCATCTTACTGCCTGATATGAAGTAGGTGCTCTACCAATCATACCTCTCACTCTCTTATGTACCGTAGGATTTACGTCCTCGGCAGGTTCATTATTATCAACGACCACAAAGTTTCTTGCACCAAATATTCTTTGTAGTCTGCCCATATTCTTTTGTATCTGTTTATGACTATTAATTATTATTGCGTCTGGTAATGATCTAGGTCTATTTTTATTTCTTTCTAACGCAACTTCTAAACTTGTGTTTACAAAGACCATGTGTATATCATAACCTATTGATCTTAAATTCTGTGCCTGTTGTTGTATCTTCTCGACATCCCTTGCCGTACTATCTATGATTAATCCTAGACGACCTTCAAGTGCCATACTTAACTGCATACCTGCAATTCTTTTTGATTGTGATCTTATCTTATCTCTTTTGATAATTTGTTTTTCGTCATGTGTGGCAAAGTCTAGTGTCATTCTTTCTTTTTTTAATTTACTTTCAAAAGCAGAGTCACTATTGATTACCTTCAATCCCATGCCAGACAATGCTCTCGCTGATACCCACGACTTACCTGAACCAGGACCACCTGCTAAGAAAAATGCCTTGAATATAGAAGGATCATAGACACCTTCTGTTATGTATTGTTGAAATTTTCTCATATGACTATTTATCGTTTCTTTTTAGTTATATGTTTATAATCTAGATATTGAGAACACCACTCATAAAAACTATCATTGTTGGCAGACCAACATTGTGCAAACACTTTGTCCTTACGGTGCTTTCTATATTCTTCTCTTACCTCGTTTTCTGTGAGTTTTGTATCAGACAATCTTATCGCCTTTAAAATTGACCTTACCTTTGTCAGCAAAATATTCGACTAGTTGATTATATCCACCTATCAATTCGCCATCTATTTTTATCTGTGGCATAGTTCTAACTTGTTTACCTACTGCCTCATAAAGTTCTTCAACTGTATTGAAGTCTTTACCAAACATTTTTTCTTCGTAGGTCAAGTCAAGGCCTTTTACCAAGGCCTTTGCCTTATCACAAAATACACAATTAGGTTTACTGTAAATTGTTATTGTCATTATTCTACCTTTTCGATTTTTACTTTTTCTATTGCCGCCTTTGCCAACTCATCAATATTTACATCATTATTAGCATTTTCAGCAATATATTCAGCAAGATAGTTAGCGTTACCTACACCCATCTTCAAGCCAATATAAACTCTATATTCACCATTAGGTGTTTCGTAAACTGCCTTCTCCCATTGCTCATAGCCTTGAATCATTGTTTCCTTGACTACATTGACGATCACTTCTTCAATTTTAGAAGCAACTTCTTTATTACCCTCTTGTCCTATTTCAGTAATATATAGGTCCGTTCTCTTGTTCATCTGACCTTCTAACTTGTCAGCAAGTTCAGCCTTGGCAATCATCATTGCCTTCTCAATTGCTAATTGTAAATCAGGACTTGATCCTTGACCTACTGAATAAACATAAAGATCAGCATCCCTATCGAATACAAATCCTTTGTCAATCCTAGCGTCAATATACCATTGTGGTACTTGATTCAACACTCTTCCTTCTTCTTTCGCCTCTTGTTTTACTTTGTAATTTGTGCTAGCACAATTCGTCAAAGTCAAAGCAAGTAAAGCGATTAGTATAGTCTTCATCATATATTTATTTACTCCTTCACTTTCGTTATCACTTCACCAGTTACCTCAATGATCTTTGTAAGATTAACTATCTCATTAAAGTCATTCCATTGTGTTGTAATAACAACTATGGCAGCAACTAGTACTATCATTTTAAACATTATTGTTTCTCCCAAACACCATCTTTACTTAAACATAACATCCCTGGTGTTTTAAAAGGATGATCTGGTCTTGCATACGGTCTACAATAAGCAGGTACCGTAATTCCTGAATAGTAAAACTGAGCAAATAGTTCCCAATAATTAGGACCATCAT